AGATGCTCTATTAGTTGGTGAAAGAGAAGGTGCAGATGTAACAGCAGGTACAATTCAGACAGGTGGAGCATTGGGTGACCTTTATGGTTATTCAGTAACATTCACTGGTCAAGAACAATTACCAGCAGCTTTCTTATCCGGTTCAACAACAACTAATCCATTCGCTGGATTATCTTCACAACCAACTATCGTTTATAACTAATCAGATAGGTTGAATACAAAATATTAAAGGTAGAATTCTTTGGAGTTCTACCTTTTTTTATGTATCTTAGTTATATTCTCTTACTTAATTGTTAATATCATATAAACAATAGATAATGCTAAGTTATTACCTTAATAATACTAACTCATACACAATTAGAACAGAAAACACTGCATCTAATCAATATACAATGTCTTTGCAAGATATGGTAACACAAACGAATACAACAGCGAGTTTAGTATCATCTTCTTTTACATCATATGAAAACTTATTAGCATTCACTGCAAGTATAAGTGGGGCATATACCGGACAAGAGTTTAGAGTAAGGATTTTGAATAGTGGTAGTACTGAACCTATATGGCATGGTTCTTTGCAAGTTTATCAATCACAATCAGTAGATAAGGCAGTATATAAAACACAAAACACTCAGTATATCTCACATGAGAGTACTAATGAATTTATCATAATGAATTAATATGAAGCAAACAACAAAATTTAGTATTGTAAACGTTCAAAATAATGGGTTACCAATGGTAAGTGAGGATACAAAAACTCGCTATCAATGGGTACCATTCGGTGCATACGGACAAGACGATTTCTTTGGAGCAGTAACTACGGCATATAATTGTAGTACAACCAATGCAGCATGTATCGAAGGATTAGCTGATTTAATATTTGGTAAAGGATTATACAGTAAAGATGAAAACTTTAATGAGATTTTGTCTAAAGTAATTCCACAAGAGGAAACAAAGAGAGTATCATTTGATTTGAAACTATACGGAAATGCATCTTATCAAGTATATTGGAATGATGAACATACTAAGATTATAAAGATGTATCACATACCTGTTCAGAACTTAAGAGCAGAGAAGTTATACAATGAACCAAAAATAAAAACGTATTACTATTGTACAGATTGGAATGATAATAGGGCAGTAAAGAATAAGAAATCTATTCCTTCTTTTGGAACTTCTAAAGATAAAATGGAAATCCTTTATATTAAACATTATACGCCAGGTTTGTATTACTATTCACTACCTGATTGGATTTCAGCATTACAATTTGGTTTAAGTGAAGGAGAAATCTCTAACTTACATTACAACAATATTACAAATGGTTTCTTACCTTCAGTAATGATTAACTTCAACAATGGAGTTCCAGCACCTGAAGAAAGACAAACAATAGAAGATTTACTTCAGGCTAAGTTCACAGGAACAGATAACGCGGGTAGATTTATGGTATCGTTTAATGATGATGCAGCAAATAAACCTACATTAGATATTATTCAGATTGATAACTTACATGAAAAGTATCAGTATGTTGCAGAATATATACAAGACCGAATATTGGTGGCACATAGAGTAACATCACCTTTATTATTTGGTATCAGAGATAAAGGAAATGGTTTCAGTTCTCAATCAGAAGAAATGAAAACTGCATTTAGTATCTTACAAACAATGACGATATCTCCTTTCCAAAACTTAATCTTAAACGCATTAGATTACGCATTGAGTGAAGGTGGATATGATAATTTAGAATTATACTTTGACCAATTAACTCCATTAGTAATTCTTTCAGAAACAGCAGAGGAAACAGGACAAACTATTGAAGAAGTTCAGCAAGATACAAATGATTCAATGGAAAATCCAGCAACGGTTGAAGAAGATAGTAATGCAACAATAGATGATGGTGGTGTTGATACAAATACGGAAGTAACATCTACTCCTGAAGCATTTGTTAAACCAACTTTCTTTGAACAAGAATACGAAATAATAAAACAAAAATAAGATATGGCTTACGCTCTTTTTATAACAAGAAACGATATCATAAAGAACTCACCATTGCAAGGAGCAATCGATGCAGATGCTTTATTACCCTTTATGCGTACTGCACAAGATAAGTACCTAAAGAACTTATTAGGAACTGTCCTATTTGAGTATTTACAAGCACAAATCACTGCAAATACATTTAGTGGTTTATCTGAATATTATCAAGATTTAATGAATGATTATATTAAGAATACCCTAATTTGGTATGGTTGTGTAGAATACATTCCATTTAGTTCAGTTCAATTTAAATCTAATGGTGCAGTTAAACAACAAAGTGAACAAGCAGTAGCACCTTCAAAGAGTGAGATAGATTATCTTTTGAATAAGGCATTGAATAACGCAGATTACTACGCATTGAGATTACAAAACTATTTGATAGCATATTCAAATGAGATACCTCAATACTTAGAATCAGTTGGTAACCAAACACAAATATATCCTGACCAAACGAATCAATACTTTGGTGGAATACAATTATAATAACTATGAGTCAACAAATTGTTCATAATACCGGTATAAATTATACACTATACTACAACATTCTTAATTATTTTAGAACAATACTTAAGAATCATCCTTCAATTGGAGTTGCAACATATGGTGATTTAACTGATTTTGATACAAAGGAATTTCCAGCATATCCTGTTGGGAATGTATTGATTACTAATTCTGAATTTGGAACTAATGTAACAACATATACAGTTCAGTTAACGGTAGCAGATAAAATTAAAAATAAGAATAACGAATCATCAGGTTCTCTTAATCAACAAAGTATAGATTACTTCAAAGGTGTAGATGATACAATTGATATACACAATAACACATTGGGTATATTAAACGATTTAACATCATATACACAAAGAGGAGTAGCAGGATTTGAGATAGATGGAGAAATAGGTTGTGTGCCGTTCTCAGATAGGTTTAACAACGGACTGGCAGGATGGGTGGCAACCTTTAGCCTAACTACTCACAATGATAAAAATCGTTGTCTTTTTTTTTTAGTTAATCCTTCCGGTAGTGGTTATGTAATTGAAGAGTGTGAGACGGGTGATAGATATAAGGCGGTATTGAATCAGAGTGGGAGTATTGGACAGGTGTTTAGTAGTAAGTATACTCTAAACTCAAATGATGGAACAACTTCGTATGATAACTTAAAGTGTTATACGATTATAGAACAAATAAATGATACGGATGATTGGGATTTTGTTAACTTAAAAGTGTTAGCATTACCTTTTGAAAACTATGTAAGTTGTTCCATTTGTGAGTTGTGGATAAACCCAAAGATATGGTCAACAACACCAGAGAATTGGAGTTCGGGTTCTTCGGTATCATTTAGAACGTGGGCAGGAGATTAAAAAATATAAAAATAAAAATATAGAATAATGGGAAGTTTAAGTAATTTATACATATCACAGAGTTATATTTCTCTAATTCATTTAGGAAGTAATAACACAGCTAGTGCAACAATGACTGACCTACAAGATGGTTTAGGTAATAGTATTAGTATATCTGTTAACACTCAGGGTGCAATTAGTGCAAGTGGTATTAGTTTGAATAATACAATTGTTTCACATAGAGGTTTAGAAGCAAGTGGAACAATTAAATTTAACACATCATATACATCATCAACTCCTACATATGTTAATAGTGGTAACTTTTTTACAGATTCTATTATCAGAATTACAGGCTCTTTTGCAAGTGGCTCAGCCGCATCACCAACAGTAAATGAAGTTCAAATTGGATGGCCTGTTTATGGTAATGGTTTAGTTAGTGGAGCAGTTGTAACAAATAAACAATATGTAAATTCACAATTTGTAGAACTAACAATAAATCAAAATACAGCAGTATGGTTTGGTAATTATTATTTTACTAATCCAACAACTTTATATGATAATGTATCTGTAAGTGGTTCTCAAGATATTACAGGTTCACTTTCGGTAAGAGATAGATTAATTGTAACTGATATTAGTGCAAGTGGGAACATAAGTGCAAGTAACTTATATGTTAAAGGTAGAATATCAGCATATGAATTAGATGTAACAATAGAAAGTTCTTCTATTATCTTTACAAGTGGTTCAAACATAATCGGTGATGAAGCGAATGTAGATACACAAACTCTAATAGGTAGAGTAATAGTAAGCGGTAGTTTAGAAGTAACAGGAAGTACGAGAATCAATGGTAATACAACAATAAGTGGTTCTACTTTACTTAGTGGCTCTACAACTATTAATGGTAACACAATTATTACCGGTTCAACTAATATTTCAGGCTCTACAATTATAAGTGGTTCTACAATTATAAGTGGTTCAAATAATTTAATTGGAACAAATAGTATAAATGGTACTACTAATATCACAGGTTCACTAAATGTAAGTGGTTCGATGATTTGTATCGGAAGTGAAATAGTAAGTGGCACATTTGAAGTAACTGGTTCTATGGTTTATAGTGGCAGTGTTAGAGGACAAGTTGTTCCATTAACAATTTCATCAAATACAGCAAGCATGGATTGTACTAAAGCAAATTTCTTTACATTAACTATACCAAGTGGTTCTACTAGAATAGTAGCATCAAATATAAAGCCAGGTGAAACTATATCATTAAGAACTACACAAACTTCAGCAGTAGGTAATTTAAGTTTTACTAATATATTATTTCCAAGTGGTTCGAGATTTACACCTACATTCTCAAGTGGAGCAATAGATATAGTTACATTTATTTCATTCGATACAAGTAGTTTATATGGAGTTGGAGTAAATAATTTTAATGTTTAATTAAATTTTATGTATATACCTTTTAGTTTTTTAAAACCTCAAAGAGCAACAGTATCATTCAATGGTCTTAGAATATGGAATACATATGGTGGGTATAATTCATCTTCAGGAGTTTGGCAAGATATAAGTGGAAATAATAATAGTGGTAGTGTTTTAGGAAGTACATTAACAGAAGTATCAGGTGGTTATCTTTTTGATGGAACAACTAATTTTGTATTGTATAATGATATTGTTAATAAAGCATACGATGTTCCACACCCATTACTTTTTAATATGACAATATCTATATTTGGAACATTTTCAACTGAGGTTAAAAACCCATATGGATTCGCATGGTTTGGATGGGATAATCAAGGACCTAAAAATGGATTTTTTAGTGCATTTGATAATTTTGCTAATCCTGATAATCTTGCATTTGTAGCAACTGCTGGGGGAACTGAACTTACTTTTACAGCACCATATTCATATACAGAAAATGAGAAGGCAATGTTTACAATAGTAGTACAAGGTGATGAAGTTAAATGGTATAAAAATACACAATTATTTTATAGTGCATCATATGCATTTGATCCAATATTATGTGGAAATTTCTCTCCCGGATATCCATTAAGATTCGGTGCAAGTGGTTCTTCCGATGTTAATAAATTTTCAGGAAGTGTAAGTAATTTATTAATGTATAATACATCACTTACTGCAACTGAAATTGCAAATAATTATACCTATTTAAGTTCTATATAATTGGCAACTCTAAATCAAATATCAACCACCCTCAAAAACTTAGCACAACTAAATGTACAAAGAGGACCTACTCGCGCAGTTAAGACGGGTAAGTTAAGAGATTCTATAAATGTAAAGTATAGAAAGATTGGTAATTTCGGTGCAGTGTTTGATTTAAATTCAGTTGATTATGGTGTGTATGTAAACTTTGGTACATTCAGAATGGCAGCAAGACCTTTTGCAACCAATGCGGCAAACGCAGATGAGTTCAAAGCATTAGTTGATGATTATGTTAATAAAACAGTTGTAGTGACTGTATTGGATAGTGCAATGGATAGAATTAATAAATCTATGAAAGGATTTACTACATCAAATACTTTTTAACTTTCAATGGTTAATATCTATATAAACAAAGTATATAGATGGCAATTTCAATAACACAAACGCCGGCAACGGTTTCTTTAGCACAATCACCGATAATTTTTACGGTAGCAGAAAGTAATGGTGCATTAATTACTTCATCTTCATTTCAATATATTGGTGAATTATATTATTGGACAGGTTCTATAATTAATAGTGGTAGTGCAGATTACACAATAAGTAAATTTCCAAATACAGCAACTGTTGGTATCTTTGATTTGAATAGAATTATCAATTCAACTCTTACAGATTTATTAATACAAAATACTTCTAATGTAATGTATTTTGCAGTAGATTTCTATCCACAATATTTAAGTGGCTCAATATTCGTAACAGGTTCGCACGTTAAATCATCTACTTATAAAGCATTAGATGGTTATGGTATATTTCCTGAAGCAATAGGACAGGAACTTTATGCTAAAAGTATTCATTTCCCTTTATTAACAGATGCACCTACAACACAAAGTGTATTAATTGAAGATGGAGGTTATGGTGGATTATATATTGGTTCAGCAGGAAGTGCAACAATTCCAACTAAATTAGTTTATACATCTAACTTAGGAACAGCAACTACTTTCTTTACTGCATCAACTGCAACATCAGGTCAAATAGCAACTTATGGTGTTGCACCAACAGCTGGTCAATTTCCTATTTCAATATACGGACCTAATTTAGAATACTATACAATTCAAGCATACTCAGGTTCAATTCCATTAAGTACAGCAACAAGATATGAAGTAGTTTGTAAACAAAAATATCCAAACGTAAGAATAAGTTGGAAAAATAGATATGGACAATTTGATTGGTATTCATTCTATATGGTAAATAGAAAATCATTCCAAACAACTAAGAAAACATATCAACCACAATTAGGAACATGGGAAGGTTCAAGTTTTAGTTATCAATCATATGATAGTTCAAATTTAAACTATATTGTAGATAGTTCACAAACACTACAAGTAAATAGTTACTGGTTAACGGATGATTATAATGATTGGTTAAAACAATTATTAGTAAGTGATGAAATATATTGGTGGGATACTATCGGAGCAAGACCTTTAACTATTGCAACTTCAGATATACAATTTAAGACCGGTGTGAATGATAAATTAATACAATATCAATTTGATTTCAACTTAGGTCAGAATTATAAACTTATAATGTAATATGGGTATAATTTCTACTCAATCGTTTACCTTTAGGTTATTGGCAGGAGAGCCTTATCAACAATTAGATATATTTGAGGATGAGGATATTAAGATGTCTAATAATGTTACTGGTCTTTTTGATATCGGTGTATTACCATCAGATTTCACTCGTCAGATAACCCTACCTGGAACGAAAGTAAACAACGCATTTTTCGAACATGTTTACGATATAAGTATTGATTCCCCATTTCTATTTGCAACCAATATAAAGGTTCCAGCATACTTTGATTTTGATTCTGTGTATCTTTCACAAGGATACTTACAATTAAATAGAGTAAATGTAATTGCAAATAAATTTATTGATTCATATGAGGTAACTATTTACGGAACTCTGTCATCATTTGGTAGAGAAATTAATAGATTATACTTAACAGATTTAACAACATTAGAAGCATTGAATCACACTTCATCTTACGATAATATTTCAGCAAGTTGGAGTGGTAATTTATTTGGTGGTGATATAGTTTATCCCCTAGCAGATTATGGAAGTGGATATGAATTTACACAAGGTGCATTGAATTTATATGGTATTGATGACCAGGATGGTGCATTATGTGTTCAAAACTTTAAACCTGCAATAAGAGTAAAAGCAGTATGGGATGCAATATTTGAACAAACAGGATATACCTATTCATCATCATTTTGGCAACAGAGTTGGTTAGATGATGTATATATGATTTGTAATAATTCATTAAAATATCCTGAATATAGTGGTGTTGATTTAGAAACTTATGGTAAAATAAAAGTAGGTCCAATATCAGGTAGTGGAATGACAGATGTTAATTTACCTT